GTGCAGTGCTTCACCGATGAGATGAATGCCAGCGTTGATGCGCTGGCGTTGGGGTTCAGGCCTGCTGGGCCTCGCCGGAGTTACGGGGGCGTGCAGCGTCCGGCAATTGGATCTCGGGTCTGATTGGCATCACCTTCTCCTCCAGCGCGGAGAAGTTCAGCTTGCCGGCCATCCTGCTCTTGAGCTTGGCAGCATCGTTTTCAGCAAGGTTGGCAGTGACGGCGTTTTGCTTGAGCAGCTGCAGGGCAACGCGCAAGTCGTCATTGCTGACGGGTTTGTAGTTGCCGTCTTCGTCTTCGCTGCCGTTCTCCACGCGTTCGCGGATGGTGCGAACAACTGAGGAGTGGAGAAGCTCTAGCTCTTTGCTGAGATCGGCCATGTGGTGTGAGCTGCTGACCTGAGTATCGCAACTGTTGCCAAGAACACTGCATCAGTTCGTTACGATTTCAGCAACCTTTGCAGGAGGTCGCCGTGGCCACTGCCCAGCAACAGGTTCATGCCCTCCGCCGGGAATTGGCAGCATCCGGCGCTGATCCCTTTGAGCTGGCTGCCATGGCCATTCAGCGCGCTGAGCATTACAAGCAGCAGCTGGAGGCGTTGACAGCTACTGAGCCGGTACTGTGGATGCGTCCACCGGTTGCGGATTTCTGCCGGCGCAAGCCCGCATAGTGCCGCATTCGGCAAGTGGTCTGATCCTTCAGATCCCTTGCAGGGCAAGGCGGGAGCATGGCGGAATTGGCATACGCAGCGGACTTAAAAAGCGCTGCAATGCCTCTCACCACTGCAGAGCAGTAGTCCAGAACAGGCGTTAAAGCCAGCCGGTTGCCACTGGCGAAGTACCCCACAGGTGGGGTGGAATTGGTGCCTCCAGCACTCAACTCTGCGCGTTGAACACCGAAAACACCGCGTCCACCCCTGTGGATGAACTGCAGCGGCAGAGGGAGCAACGCGAGATTCGGCGTGCAAATGAGCGGTCGCTGAACCAGCACCAGTGGCTCAAGGCCAACAACCAAGAGAGCCGCACCAGCTATGGCAGCAAGCTGATGCAGCGGTATGGCGAAGAGTTCGGAATCAGCCTCGATGCGATGCTCTCCGACCTGCTGACCAACCCCAGCAAGGCCGGTCCGTATTTCGGTTATTGGCCGCTGCTGCTGCACTTCTGTGATCGCGGTCCCAGATCGATTGCAGCCATCACCTTGGGTGTGGTGATCGATCGCATCACCCGCAAACCGCGCCGGCCGGATCTGGCCAAGTTGATCGGACAGGCTCTGCAGGATGAGCTGAAGGCCACCCGCATCTACCAGCGCAAAGGGCTGGTGTTGTTGAACCAGCTCAAGAAGAAGTACCCCAAGGCCAAGGTGGTCAGCCCCAGCACCTTGGGGATCCTGCACCTTGATCCAAGCGGCTGGACGCTGGATGAACGCCGCGGCCTGGGCAACCTGCTGCTGGAGGTGCTGGCTGCCAACACCAACTTGATCGGCTTCAGCGATGACCGGATTCCGCTGGTGCTGCCGACCTGGGAGGTGCTGGAGCTGGTGGCCTCCGACCCGCCGCGGCCCCTGCCGCCGAAGATGCTGCCGTCGCTGCTGCCGCCGGAGCCCTGGACCGGGCCGGTGCGTGGCGTGAAGGCGCTGGTGACCAGCCGGGCGCCGATGGATCTCAGCCACCTGACCAGCCAGAACCTGGACACGGCAATCAAGGTGGTCAACACGGTCGAGCAGCAGCAGCTGGTGATCGATCCGTGGATGGTTGATCTGCAGCGCCAGGCCTGGGACTACGACATTCCTGGCCTGTTCTCAGTGCGGCGGGAACCCCAGGATCGGTGGTCGATGCCGCAGGAAACGATCAGCCGCACGCGCATCGAGGAGGCGCTGCGCCAGGCCGAGGAGGTGAAGGGTCTGCCGATCTGGCTGAAGCACGACCTGGACTTCCGCGGGCGGATGTACTGCTGCAGCAAGTTCGCTGGCCACCAGGGGCCCGATCATCAGAAGGCTCTGGTGCAGTTCGGCCACGGCGAGCCGCTGAGCGATGACGGGCTCGATGCGCTGCTGGCCGGAGCCGCTGGCCACTACGGCATGGGCCATGACACCTGGGCTGAGCGGGTGCAGTGGGGCCGTGATCACCTCGATCAGATGGAGGCGATCGCCAAGAACCCTCTGGATCTGGTTGATGCCTGGAAGGGCGTGGATGACCCCTGGCAGTTCCTGCAGGCGTGCAAGGCGGTCAGCGATTACCTGGCTGATCCAGCGGTAGCTGTGGCCTGCCCAGTCCGCTACGACCAGACCTGCAGCGGGCTTGGGATCATCGGCGCGCTGACCCGCGATCAGCGGCTCTGCAGGCTCACCAACATCATTGGCGACAGCCGGTCAGATCTCTACAACCACGTCGCTGGGGTGCTGATGAACCAGCTGCAGATGGATCTCGATAGCTGGGATCCGATCGAAGTGCGGATGGCGGAGTTCTGGCTGAAGAAGGGAATCCGGCGCGACCTGGTGAAGGGCCCGACGATGACCCAGATCTATGGGGCGAAATACCTAGGGCTAGTGGAACAGCTGGTGGCCTGGCTGCAGGAGGAGAACCCTGATGTCCGGCTGGATTACTGGGAGAAGGAGTACACCAGGCCGGCGCAGTACATGGCTCGCAAGCTCGGGGTGCTGATCGGCGCTGAGCTGAAGAGCTGCGTGGAGGTGGAGACGTGGCTGCGGAACGTCAGCAAGGCGTGCGTGAAGGAGCAGCAGCTGATCCGCTGGACCAGCCCCATGGGCTTCCCGATGGCCCTTGGCGCCCAGGTGGAGGAGAAGCAGCGCACCAACACCACGCTGCATGGCGCACGCCGCTGGAAGCGTGCTGACGCTGGGTTCCAGCCCGGTGAACTCAGTGCACGGGTCACCAACCGTGGCATCACCGCCAACGCCGTGCACAGCTTCGATGCAGCGATGGTTCATGCAGTGGTTCTCAGATGTGCAGGTGTGGGAGTGCCGGTGCTGACGAACCACGACTGCTTCGCCACCATCCCCTCCCGTGCGCGGCAGCTGCACCAGATGTTGCTGGATGAACTGCGGGCGCTGTACCTGCCGGATTGGCTGCCGGAGATCCGGGTAGAGATCAGCAAAAATGCCCGCGTGCGCTTGCCGCACCCACCCCGCGTTGGTGATTTGTGCGAAGGGCAGATCGGCCAGAACCCTTACTGCTTCTGCTGATCTCAGCTTGAACCCAATCGGACACACCTAGGGCTATTGCGCCGCTGCACCTAGGCCCCTACTGTCCCGCCTGTACCTCACATGTGCAGCACAAATGCCGCGCGAATTGATCGTCTCCCCAAGGGGTGAGGCGCTCTGGGCCAAGGTCCTGGGCGAGCCCGATGCCTATGAAGACAACCCCAGGGCCTGGTCCATCACCCTGCTGCTCGATCCCGAAGACCCCGAGACCATCGCCTTCGTCGAGCGCCTGGAAGCGGAGTTCGTGAACCTCCACGGCAAGACCGACAAGGTGGCCACCCACGGCTGGCCCTTTGGCGAGGAGACCATCAAGGACGAGAAGGGCCGGCCCATGAAGACCGGCAAGCTGAAGTTCAACTTCAAGCGCAAGGAAGCCACCAGCAAGGGCAACATCAAGAGCCCGCCGATGGTGGTGGACTCCAAGAAGAACCTCTGGCCCACCGAGACCCTGATCGGCAACGGCAGCAAGGTCAAGGTTGCCTTCTCCTGCTGGGGCTGGAGTGGCCCGAGCGGCAAGGGGATGAGCATGGAGCTGGAATCCCTGCAGGTGCTGGAGCTGGTCTCCTACGACAAGCCCGCTGCTGCCGATGCCTTTGCTGAAGAAGAGGGCTACGTGGTGGAGGCCCCTGCACCAGAGCTGGAGAAGGAGCCGAGCTTTGCCGAGAAGCTCAAGGCCCGTGCTCTTGAACTTCAGAACGAGCCCGCGGAGATCCCGTTCTGATGCAGCACGCGGATTTCCTGTTCCGCGTACCGCTGATGTCCAAGGCTCGCCCACGTTCTTCACCACGTGGCGGCCGGCCCTACATGCCGACTGCCTACGTGAACTGGAAGGCCAATCTGCGCGGGCTGATGGGGGAGTGGTGGACTGCGCCGCCGTTGACCAAGGTGAATGCCCTGGTCCTCACGTTCTCCGGTCCTGCCCGCGGTGACCTGGACAACCTGGCTGGCGCGGTGCTCGATAGCGGTAATCAGCTGATCTGGACTGACGATCGCGTGAACGTCATCCATTCAATCGCTGCTCGTTGGAAGAAATGCAAACCAGCGGAATCGTCCATCTACATGAAGATCATTTGGGAGGAAACATGAATTGCCCGCACTGTGGCAATCCTGAATCAAGGGTTGATGAAACCCGCCCAGGCCCTGAGTTCGATCGGCGTGTGCGCTTCTGCCGTAGCTGCGGCAAGAAGTTCCAAACCATTGAGCGTGTCGCGGTCTACGGCGGTCGGTCTATCGGCTACCTCGAAGCTGGTGCCATCCCGTTGGTGGAGCTGAAAGATGTCGCTTGAGAAGTTCATCGCCCACCTCAATCACCAAGAGCTTCGGGTGGTTTCACCTGAAGTTCAAGCAATGCTGGTGGAGTGGTGGAACGTCAGCCGTCTTCAGAAGCATGGAAGCAAGGCGGTCTGGACTGAACTTGCTTTCTCCTTGTCAGTCAGACGTGTCGCCCTGCTGCCTCCATGGAAACAGCTGGCACTGGCAGAAGCCGGTATTGAGCACGGCTGGCAGGCGCTGAAGGTTGAGTTCATTCCTGATGCCAAGCCACCAGCTGATGCTGGCTTCACGCCGAAGTCCACAGCGATGCAGGAAGCGATTGATTCATGGAACAACAGAGTGGCCTGACGATTGAGACATTCCTGGCGGTAGCAGAAATGATCGCAGCACAGCTGCGGATCAAAGAAGCCGATCGCTGGACGCCTCACATCTGTCAGCTGAAGTTCGTGAGCTTCACCTCTGAGTTCCCAGAAGTGAATGATCGCCAGTTCCTTTGGACCGCTGAGCAGTGGTTGCAGAGCACTGGAGGTCAGGACTTCCTTCGCTACCCCACCTGGAAGGAGCTGATGGTTCCGCTGTATCGCAGCGAGAACGG